GAGGCATTATTAACCTCATTGAAGATAACGGTACAAGTAAAAATTGGGGCTTCGAACATAATGGCGACTTTTATTCCGCTGGGGATGTAAGAACATCGAGTGGTAAGTCTATTAATGATTCCGTGCAAACTTCTGCTATTTCACACATTACAAATGGTACTGCGAAAAACAAAGTGGCTAGTGAGTTTGCGTTGAATGAACTTAATAAAAAATTATCAACAGTTATTCGGAAAAATTACACAAAAACCATTAAAGGTACTAATGCTAGCTTCGATAATGCCACCCAAAAAAATATCAACTTGGAGGGGGAAACTATTATTCACCCAGACGGAAAAATTGAACAAATAATTCACTTTAAAGCTTTTCGCGTATGGTGGTTTTACTTTGAGGCTAAAAATAATAGCGAACGATTAGCAATCGAAATCCCGGTTCCCCTTTGGACAGCAATGCCAAATAAAATTACCAATGTAACTGCCACATTTTCTAGAACCGAATCAGAGAGGAGTTTTTCATTCGGGGCGGAAGCATTTGAGTGGTGGCCACCAAGTTGGGCGTTTGAGCGACAAAATAATATAAAAGATAGATTATGGCTATATACCATCCGGCATATAGGCAATCAAGATGAACATATTGATTTATGGGTGAAAGTGGAGGGGTATTAATGTTTTTATTGCATCTTATTGACAAGCTGGGACATTTTGAGCTGATTGATAGTGATTTTCGCCATTTGTACGATCTAACCGATGATGAATTATTCGTCTTGAGCGATGAACAATATCAGCAATACGAAGCCATTAATTCCGATGATATTACCTATCAAGATGGCGTGTTTTATGGCAGACCTCGCGCACCATCAGCCGCGCATTCATGGGACGGTAAAGAATGGGTAGAAGATAACAGGAAAATTACCGCACTTCTACAAGAAAACCAAACTAAGTTCACTGCAGATATCGACGAACACGCGGCAAAAATCTACAGCACGTGGACACGCTTTGAAAGCGAATATCGTGAGCGCCAAGCCGCAGCAGAAGCCTTTAAAGCAGCAAATTATGAAGGCGAATGCAGTCGTTATATCTCAGATTTTGCGCAACGTGCGAGACTGGATAATAAGACCGCCACAAATCTTATTTTGACGCAAGCGGCAGGGCTTGAAAAACTGCAGGTTGAATTAGCTAACCAACGTATGCGCAAGTATGAGCTCAAAGCCCCTAATCTCACGCTTGAGCAACTGCAATCAATCCATGATGACATTATCAAGCAAATGGATAACTTGATGGAGGCATATCAAAATGGCTAAGGTGTATTTGGCGATGTACAAACAGAAACGCGACTGGCGCAAAGAGCCAATCAAAGCGATAGCCGACCGCATTACTCGATTTTGCACAAAGGGCCAATATTCTCACTGCGAGATTGCCATTGAGCGCATTGAGTTTACCAACGGACATCATTATGAACATCAAACGGTGTTCGATTGCTACTCATCCAGCGTGCAAGACGGTGGGGTGCGCTGCAAACAGATTGATGTGTCCGATAACACCAAATGGGATTTAATTCCGCTGGACGGTGTACCCGAAGCAGAAATCAAAGCCTATTTTGACCGCACTTTGGGTTGTAAATACGACTGGTGGGGCGCGCTAGGGATTGTGCTTGGCATCAAAGAAAAACGCAGTAAGTATTTTTGTTCTGAATGGTGTTTTAATGCGCTTTCAGGCAATGAAGAAGGCTGGCGATTTAGCCCGAATCAATTAGGGGCAATATTTAAATATGATGACTAAAGACAAACCGATCATTAATTTTAACTGGAAATTTGGCGACGATGAAAGCGAAACACTGACGCTAGATGAAAAAGAAGTACCTGAAGGCTTTGCTGATAGCGAATTTGACTTGTTTATCGTGCCTGATGGCAAAGATCCTGTTATCCATTTGACAAAAGGCAATGGTATTGCGTTATCTGATAACAACATCAAAATCACTTGCACGCGCGACCGTTTAGCTAACACAAAGTGGAAGACCGCAAGTTGGGCGTTAAAAATCACGAATACGAGCAACTGGCGAGACACGCTATGTGGCGGAAAGATTACGCGTTATAGCTACTATCCTGCAGAACGCGTAGAGGAATGACGCGATGAAAGACTGTAAACGGGCAATCGATGTGAAATTGCAGTTGAAACAAGCAGTGACAGTATCGTTGCAATCAAAACAACCTATCAAGGTGACGTTATCAAAAGGTATTTCTGGTGGCTGTGGTACACCTGTTTTACCTGAATTTTCTGAATTAATTATAGCTTACAAAATAGGACGACTATGACAACACAAACTATTCAACAACTTTTAACCGAGTTTGCTCAATACTTAGGCGAGCAAGACAAAGCGATTTTGGCTCAAATTGAGACAAAGATAACCCAACTTAAAAATGACCTATTAGGTGGTGAGGTATCAGCAGATTTAGATACATTCCGCGAGCTCGCGGAAGAATTACGCAAACTCAAAGCAAGCGGAAGCAGTGCGCCTGAGGCATTAACCACTAAACTGACTGAATTTAAACAGAGCCTAGATGGCGTGATTGAGCAAATTAACGCACTAAAAGAAATGGATCTAAAGGCGGCTTATCTACGAGGAAAAAATAGCTAATGGATAAACTTTTACAACAGTTACCTGAAGTCATTGAACAAATCGGGCGAGATGTTAAAGCCATAACTGTTGTACTCGGTAAAGGTCGCCCTGATAAGCCCGATACAACAGGCGACAAAACAGCAGGAGAGGAGCCCAAAATAAAAGGCAATGAGCCTAACGGGACTATCTATGAGTCATCAGACGGCGGTGGAGTCGGAGCTTGGAAATGGCAAAAACGAAATAAGAAATGGGTGGTTATTGATGGTGATACAGGTTTAGTTAATGTTGTAACTAAAAACCTAAAACCTGGTGCTTATATTAAACTTCGTCGTCAAGGAAACTTTGTGACCTGCCACATGGGCGGGTTATCTTGGGGATTGTTTGGTTATTTAGGCAAAACAGAAAAAGGTTATAGTCCACGACAAGCAGGTCGAGTTGAGGTTATTGGTACAAGTGGGATTCCTCTTGGTTTTAGAGCTGACGACTCTTGTGGTTTCAGTTTATACGATGATGATACCAATCGAGCTGTTGCAGGTATTTATGTGGGAGGTGTGGGCGATGCTAATTTTATGAGATTTACCCCATACCACGCAGACCCTAAAATAAAAGGCAATGAGGCAATACCTGACATTGGCCCAAAAAATTTAAGACCGCCCGCTATGATGTGGTCAACATCCGACCCTTGGCCTGATCGGATCTAAGATAAACGGCGGGTAATTCTGCCGTTTTATCCATCCAAATCTACCTAATCACCCTTTGTTAGTTTAAATACCACAACGCCAACCGCTCGCACTACGCCATCCTCTCAATCACAATAAAGACATTATTTAACCAATAGAAACCATAGGGCTAAAATTATGTCTGATGAATATCTCCATGGGGTCAAGGTAACGGAAATTTCCGAAGCCTTGCGAACACTCACCACATCATCCACTGCAGTTATCGGTTTAGTGGCAACCGCACCAGATGCAGATGCATCGGTTTTCCCGCTCAACAAACCAACTCTTTTAACTGGCATCACTGCCGAAATGCAAGCCAAAGCAGGTAAAAAAGGCACGTTATCTCGTGCATTAGACGGCATTGCGGACATTGTGAACTGTAAAGTTGTCGTCATTCGTGTGGAAGAAAACGAAGATGAAAGCACCATGAAAGCCAATGTAATCGGCTCAGTCGATAATGAAGGAAATTACACTGGCTTAAAAGCTTTCTTGGTATCTGCTGCAGTTTGTGGCGTTAAACCACGTATTTTCTGCATACCGAAATATGACAGCCAAGACGTAACCACTGAATTGTTAAGCGTGGCCAAAAAACTCAACGGCTTTGTGTATGCATCTTGTGGCACAGCAAAAACCAAAGAAGAAGCGGTGACATATGGTCGCAATTTTTCACAACGTGAATTAATGCTGATTTTCGGTGATTTCTTATCGTTTAACCCAAACACCAAACAAACCGAAGTGGATTATGCCGTTGTTCGCGCTGCCGCAATGCGTGCATATCAGGACAAAGAATACGGCTGGCATACCTCCATTTCAAACAAAGGTTTAACTGGCGTGGCGGGTGTCACCAAGCCACTTTCTTTCGATATTAACGACAGTGCAACAGACGTGAATTATCTCAATGAACAAGGCATTACTTGTTGTGTAAACCACAATGGCTTTAAGTTCTGGGGATTACGCACTCGTTCGGCTGACAAATTATTTATCTACGAAAACTACACTCGCACTGCACAAGTGTTGAAAGACACCATTGCACAATCCTTTGACTGGGCGATGGATAAAGACATTTCCGTGAATCTGGTAAAAGAAATCGTGGAAGCGATCAATGCAAAATGGCGTGAATACACCAACAATGGCTATCTTGTGGGCGGTAAGGCTTACGTGAAACGCGAGTTAAACACTGCCGCCACTTTAAAAGACGCCAAATTATTGATTGGTTATGATTATGCCGCTGTGCCACCGCTTGAACAGCTTGGCTTTGAACAACGTGTCAGCGATGAATACCTTGTGGAATTTGCCGCAAACATTGCAAAAGTAGGAGCGTAAAAAATGGCATTACCTCGTAAACTCAAATTAATGAATTTTTTGGCTGACGGTAATTCTTACCGTGGCCAAGTCACTGAAATCACCCAACCTAAATTAGCCATGAAACTGGAAGAATACCGCGCAGGCGGCATGATTGGTCCAGTGAAAGTGAATTTAGGCGTAGAAGGCTTGGAAGCGCAATTCAAGATGGGCGGTTATATGACTGAACTTATCAAAGAGTTTGGCGGAAAAATTGACGGCACAGCATTACGTTTTGCGGGAGCCTATCAACAAGACGATACCGAAGAAGTCACAGCAATCGAACTAGTCATGCGCGGTCGTTTCGGTGAGATTGACAACGGCACAAGTAAATCAGGCGATGACACCGAACAAAGCTACACCGTGCCATTAACCTACTACAAAATCATCGAAAACGGCAAAGACCTTGTGGAAATTGACTTAATCAATTCCGTTTTCATTGTCGGTGGGGTTGATCGCCTAGCAGAACATCGTGCAGCAATCGGCATTTAATTCACACACCTTGCCCCGAAAGGGGCTTTTATTAAATCCCCACCCCTCTTTACAAAAAAGAGGGATTTTAAAGGAAACATAAAATGAAAACAGAAAACACCAAAATCATCACCTTAACCAACCCAATTACTCGTGGCGAAAACCAAATCACGGAAATCACCGTCAATAAACCAACGGTGCCCGCATTAAAAGGCTTAAAGATGTTTGATGTATTGCAAATGGATGTGGACGCATTACAAGTGTTACTTGCACGTGTCACCACGCCTGTTTTACACAAATCCGATTTTGTTACCATGGAAGTGGCGGACTTCACCGAGCTTGCTGCGGCGGCTGTCGGTTTTTTAGGGAAGAACTCGGAAGTGGAAACCGAAGCGACCGAGTAATGATTGCCGCAACAGTGGAAGATGCCATGGCAGATATTGCCATCATCTTCCACTGGCAACCACAAGCCTTTGAGCAAATGACATTTTCCGAATTAATGCAATGGCGAGAAAAAGCAAGAGAACGAAATGAAACAGAAACTGATTGATTATTTATTAAATATGCCAAGGCATATTGTATGGCGTGGAATCTTTATTCTTTCCATCACCTTTTGGTTGCTTGTGATTTTCGGCATTGCATTTCTCTTTCGCTAATTCATCAAGTGCGGTCATAAATCACGAGATTTTTTGACCGCACTTTTCTTTAGGAATAAATTATGGCCACGATTTTAATCTTCTTTTTCTATTTCTTGTCAATCATCACTGCAACAGTTTGCGCCACATTTTTGATGTATTACAAAATTAACGGTTGGGGTTGGATTGTTACAATCGCCATCGCATTGACATTTATAAAACTACACGTGAAGGAACGCTAGCATGTTCCAAAACTTCGCACTTGCCACATTGGGTATGTTTGTTTTTACTCGGCAAACCGTGCCTTTTCAAAGTTTAGACCGCACATCAAATTGGCGGCATCCAACCAATGCCATTGTCGGGGCAATGCCAAAAACACAATTCACCGGTAAAGAAAGCGAAACAGTCACGATTAGTGGCAGATTAATCCCAGAAATCACTGGCGGCAGATTTTCCATTAAGGCCCTGGAATTAATGGCAGACAGTGGCGGTGCGTTTCCTCTTATTGATGGAGCAACCTTTGAAATTATCGGTTTTTTTGTAATTGAAAGCGTACAAGAAACCCGAACAGAGTTTTTTGGCGATGGTGCACCTCGTGCGATTGATTTCAGCATGAGCCTAAAACGCACCGATGACCCCATGTTAATCGCCATTGCAGAGAGTTTAATGAGTAGCCTTTAATGTTTGATTTAAATCTTAACGACAATCACCGCACGCCCGCTTTTAAAGTGCAGATCACCACAAAAGACAACAAACAGCAAGATATCACACAAGTGGTATCAAACCGATTCGTCAACCTGTCTTTGACCGATAATCGCGGATTGGAAGCGGACACACTCGACTTAGAATTATCCGACCATGATGGCAAACTCGCCTTACCGCCACGCAATGCTACAATCAGCCTTGCACTTGGTTGGAAAGGCAAGCCGCTAATTGACAAAGGGCAATATTCTGTCGATGAAGTACAGTTTTCAGGCGGGGCATCTTCTGCTGATAAGCTCATCATTCGGGCAAGAGCTGCAGATTTAAAAGGCTCATTTTCCGAACAAAAAGAGCGGTCATTTGATAAAAAAACGTTGGGCGAAATTATTGACACCATCGCCAAAGAAAACCAACTCAAAAGCCAGTGCGAGAAAAAACTGGCAAATACGTTTATCGCACACATTGACCAAACCAACGAAAGCGACATTAATCTATTAAGCCGACTGGCAGAAGAGCACGGGGCAATGTGCACCGTTAAAAATGGCACGCTATTATTTATGCCGCTAGGACAAGGCAAAACAGCCACAGGAAAGCCGATTCCACTACGAAAAATCACTCGCAAAAGTGGTGACAGCTACACTTTCTCGATTGCCGAAAGTGAAAACTACAAAGCCGTGCGGGCGTATTGGCACGATACGGACACAGGCAAACGTGGCGAAATTACGGTGGATGAAAACACCAAGATAGTGAAAAAACAGCGTATGACGAAAGGCAAAACGCTGAAAAATGGCACAGTGAAAGGCAGACAATTAAGCAAACGCAAATACAACACTATTGAGCAACAAGAGCCAATCACCAGTGATAATGCGCAAATAAAATCACTCCGCCATACTTATGCAAGCGAAAAAACCGCCATCACTGCCGCAAAATCTGCCTTTGACAAACTCAAACGAGGCGTAGCAACATTTAGCCTAAATCTTGCCTTTGGAGAACCAGATTTAATCCCCGAAATGCCCATTGAGCTTTCAGGCTTTAAAGCCGAAATTGACGCAACCAACTGGCTAATCACCAAAGTGACACACAATCTTTCAGACGGTGGCTTTACCAGTCAAATTGAGTGCGAATTGAAAGTGGAAGAAGATGAAGTGGAAGTGAAGAAGGTGAAAAAATAAAGCGGCTATTAATTGCCGCTTATCTTATATCTTAGTCCATTACTGTTTTAATAAATTCTTTCCCAAAATCAGTAATTGCAACATCAAACAATGAGAAATTTTTCTTTATCCCAACAAGTGGGAACATTCTAATATTCCCCCCTAAATCCTGTATCGTATCTTGAATAGGCTCGATCCTTTCATTCATAACAATTAGCCCTAGATTAACCCAAAGCTCTATGATTGATTTTTTTATAAGTATGCTTTCCTTAGAACTAGGGTTAATAACAAGACTCTCTATACTATTAATATAATATGGAGAATGATGATCCAATGGCGAATAATCAAGATTTTCCATTGCGAACTTTATAAATAATCTCGCGCTTTCTTGAGTAAGTTTATCAATGGTATTAGCAAATGCTGGATATAATGTATCATCTTCCCTGTCATCCATAGATTTTGCAAGTAAGTTTAAAAACATCTCTTTTAAACGTTCCTGATCTAATACCATAGCCAAATTATTCATTGCATTTTTGGAAATATTACCCTTAGGTAATCGAATATTTTCAAGAGGAATATTTTTTGTTCTTTCTAAAATATCCTTCTCAAAAGAATCTTTGAAATAAACTTCAGCCTTTTTCGCATAGTAATTGACAGCTACAACAGGTAAAAGAACTGTTTTAACTGTATCAATTACAATGTCGCCTACATCAATAACTTTACCTGCGAGTTTTTTAATTTCAGGCGTTTCACTATTTAATGCTTTTTCTGAAGCTTCAATTATGTCTGTTGCACTAAATCCCATTTTTACCTCCTACCCACAAATACTCTCACAAGGCACGCCATCGTGGTCACGGTCAAGTTTGTGCATGCCGCATTCTCTTAAATGGAATTTAGCATCATCGCAATTATCCATGTCCTTACAAGTGCGTTTTCCATCACTGCAACTAAACTGTTCTGCATCTGCTTTTTTACTTTTGGCAAAAGTTGCTGTTGGGAAAACAAAACAAAGTGCGGTTAAAATTAAGATGATTTTTTTCATTTTCTTAGGTTGTCCAAATTTTATAGTGATACTGAAAAACGAACAGTGGATACACGTTAAGGGTAATCATCACCACCATTCGGATATTTGCACCGCTTCAGCCGATTGAAAGCCATCTTCCAACCACGAAGAAAACCGTATTTCCGCAAGGCTAAAATGGCGTAATTTGAACAACTAGGCTCAAAGCGGCAACCATTGCGAATTTTTGCCGGTGCTAAATATTGATAAAGTAAAATGAATTGGATACTAAGCCAAACCATTAATCATTTTTTTCGCGTCTAAAGGTGATAACTTTATGAATCTTAGTTGTCGTTTTGCCGCCGGAAAAACATCCTGCCGCTTCTTCGGTAGAAAAATCATCTATCCGAAAAAACTCCCAACCTAATCTTGCCTGTTCATTAACCAGTTCTTGTAAGTAGTCTGCTGCGGCAGTTTGAATATTCTTTCTTTGCGCAATGATATGAGGCGCAGCTTGAATCATTTTGTATTCGTAGGCCATGATAAGTTCTCCTTAGGTTGGTTTTGGTAAAGATTGGTAGGTATGAACCCTACAAATCCTTCGGTTTCAATTCTACCGCTTTAATAAATTTCCCGATAATCTCGGCGGTATCGAATAAATCTTCTGTTATTTCAAAAGGGTGATAAAGCGGATTGTCGCTTAATGCCATAATCACCCCGGTCGGTAGGCGTTGCAGGCGTTTTATGTAGGTTTCTCCGTTTAAGTTGAACGAATACACGCCCTCGCCAATATATTCTTTTACGTTGGTGTCGATAAATACGATGTCGTTTTGCGTAATGGTTGGCACCATGCTGTCAGTCGGCACTTTGAACATATACACGCCATCGGTCGTTGTTCTGCCTAAAATCCGTTTCACACCCTCATGGGTAAAGAAAATAGACGATATAACATCAGGATATTCAAGATTAATAATTCCCGAACTGTGTGCTGCCAATTCAGCATCTAATAAATCCACCCGTAGGGTATGATCATCGTCCTTTTCTGATGTAAATGCGAAAACATCTGCATCTCGCTCCCCCTCTCCAGTTTTCAACCAGTGTGCGTTCACACCAAGTGCGGTCGCAATTTCTAAAATATTTTTAGGATTGAGAGTTTCACCACTCGCAATTTTTGCAATGGCAGGTTGAGAAACGCCGACTTGTTTTGCAAAGGCGTTCATAGACAGGCGCTTTTCATCAAGTAAAGTTTTAAAACGAGTAGATAAATTAGACATTTTTTGCTCCTTATTATTGATTCTAAAACTTAAGTTATAAAATATCATTAAAAAAATAGTTGCAAAATTAAAACATAGCGATTAATATGATTAAAACTTAAGTTTCAAGTGTGATTTTATGAAAAGTATTGAACAGGCTGTCACCATTTGTAATGGACAGTCTGCCCTAGCTAGAGCTTGCGGAACAAGTCAGGCGGCAGTGGGTAAATGGCTCAACGGCGGAAAAATGGATGTGAAATATATCCCATCTATCATCCAAGCCACAAAATTTGAAGTAAACCCAATCGAACTTAGACCCGATGTAGATTGGCCAACAATTTACGAAAGTCTGAAACAGGTGTTTGAAGGGAATTAAAGATTTTTAAACCAATGAACGAAACGAATGATTTCTTGTTTTATGCAGTGGCGTTCTTTGTAAGTGAATAAACCCATTAACAACGCATTTAAAAAACACAGTTGGCGTGGGTTAAAGGTGTAATCAAGCAGGGTAAGAGTGGGATTGTTACTTAGTAAGATGAAATTAAGCCAAACAATTCCAGCAACAATAGACCAGTTAAGGATAAATATGAGAAATCGTAAAAATCGAGTCAGCATGGCATACCTCGTGGCGTTATTTTCAATGGTGTCGTGGTTTATGGTGTTGATTATCTTTTAATTTTAATAACCGTGCAATCCATATTGGGGAATGTGGAGAGTATAGGACAGAAGAAGGTGTGTGATATGGCAGCAAAAGTCGATGCATTATGTCCAGGATGTGGTAGCGATCAGATTGGGACGAGAACTTCTAGAAAGGCAGAAAATACCATTGTTTCTGAATGCTATTGCAAAAGCTGTGGTCGAGTTCATTTCGAACTCTGGACAGAAATTCGCAATATTAGTATCGGTACATTTACACCGGCATTAATTCAGAATTTCAAAACAGCCGAACAGTGGGCAAAAGAACGTCAAATGCGTAAGCAAGGCAAGTTACCAGCAATAGACGAACGGCAAATCGAAATCCCTACGGATTAATTCTTAATTTTCCAACCGTAATTTAAACATGGTCGTTTGAAGAAATTCATGCGACAGGATTTTTGCAACCAAAATTTAGGAGTTTGAGCAAATGACAAGCAGTAATTATGTGTATGACAACGGTAAAAAACGCCATAACCGTGTGAATGTGTGGCAGTTAAACAAAACCGTGCAAGAACAGGCTCGCAACATTCAACTGTTGCAACGAGCGATTTCTCATCAAGCAAACGTGAATACACAGCAAGTTTTGCTGAATGAATCGCTAAGTGATCGCATTGCTTTACTTGAAGAAGAACAGTGGGCACGTGAACAAAGTATTTTCCAACGCTTTGCACGGTGGTTCCGTAAATAAATGAATGGGGGTGAGTGATGGCCTTAATGCCTTATTGCTTTGACGATGAAACGGAATCTGCCGCTGAAAAATGGTGCCGTGTAAATCAAGTAAAGGTGCCTGAAATCCGAAGTTTTGATGATGTTCTGCACTCGTTAAGTAAAAGCCAATTCCGTGTAGAACGAGAGTTTGACGGTTTACAACAAGGCTTTCGAGAAATGCTGTTGGAATTAGCCGATTTAGATTTTTCAGATTTACGTGCAGGGCATTTAACAGGCAATAAGCTCCATCACTACACAGAACAAGGACAACGCAAAATAGCCCGTGCACTACGTAAAGTGCGGTTACTTTCGGGAATGTTTTCACAAGGCGTAACAGAGCGGGAATTTACTCAAATTGATACTCAGGAGGATAAAAATGGAAACACAAATGAATAAATCCGCACAGAAATGGTATCGCAAATATCGTCGTTTTTTAGCCTTGTGGGGACATTTAAAACAACAAGGGAAAGATGACATCGCCGCGCTTGTTTATTCAAAAATCATCGAATCCGCCAATATGACGGTTTACTTAGCGAGAAATGCAAAATGAAAAAATTAGCGATTAAAACTTATTTAGACCATGCGCAACACGCAAAAGAAAGTGAGCAACAAGGCAATTATGGGTTAGCCGCAAAACAATGGCGTTCAGCGTGGATAGCTGCACAAACCGAAACACAAACAAACTGGAGCTTTGCACGCGCTGAATATTGTTTCAAAAAAGCGATTGAGGAAGGGCAAATCAGACTAGAAAAGACCCGCCAATATGACTTTAAGCAATTTATGGGGAAACGTGATGAGTGAGCTTTTTATGATGTTTTTAGTGGCGGTATTTGCTGTGCTTGGTGCAACTATCACCGTAATGGGATTAATTGAGTTTATTGTCGATTCGTTAGATAGACGCTGGTAAGGAGGAATGATGGAAAACAATATTTGTATCGCTCTAGATTGTGGCGCAACGCTAGAAATTTTACCTATCGGCACCCGCTTTCAAGTGGTTGAAGTGATTGGCGATCAAGATAGTTGGTATGGCAAACAAAAAACAAGAACCGTGGGCAATTTACACAACACAATTTGGGGCGCAATCGAAGAAGTACGCCGTTATGACTTAGCTCAATATGAAATGTTGAGCTTGGAAGAATTACTCAGTGCAGTGAGTTCGACCAACAACAAAATCAAAGAATATTTTGAATATCACAGTGAATATTTAGCCAATACGGCAATGTAAGGATTCTTGATGATGAACTGGGAACTTGAGTGCAATGCCAATCTTGCTAAACGTGAGCAAGCGATGGCAGATGCACGTGCAGTGATGATGCAAAGTGCGGTGAATTTTGACCGCACTTTAGATGCTGCTCAAGCGACATCGGCGCAAATGGAATTATTTTCTGTTGCGCCGCACCAGTTCGATTATGTTGAAAAACTGCTTTCTGCACTCCCTCGCAAACGCCAACGTGAGCATTTTCGCCATGTGTGGTTGCGTGCTTTCGAGAGCGTAAAAGATGATGGCTCTATTGGGTTTAAATTCGGCAATAAACAGGCAGCGTATGCCAATACCTATTTGCGCGAAATTCTCACCAATCGTTTGAAAGCCGTTTTTCAACATTATCACGTTAGCCTTGATTGGTTGATTGACCGTGATACGCATTCACAGGTGGTCGCACTTTCCAAAGGCAAAAAGGCGGCTAACTTTCCGTTTTATTTATTAGGTGATCATCAACTAAAAGAAATGGCAGACAAATTAGCCATGTTGTTTACGAAATTACAGTCTGATTTTGTCACCGAACAAGCCGAGCGGAAAGAACGTGGAGAAATATCTCTTGATGATTTCACCGCACTTTCTCGTGACCTTTATCGTTTAGTGGGCGAAGTGTGTGCAGATATTGGTTTCCCGTTAAAGCACTGGTTCACTTATCAAGATAACCGTTTCTTAGATGTAAATGACATTGAGGTTGATCTTAATAAATCAGTTTGCCCAAAACATTGGATACGCCAACTCACCACGGCACAAAAACGATTGAAAGAACATGTGGAGATTGGCTGTGGTGCAGTATCGGCAAAAGTGAGCCCTTATGTGTCGCAAACTGCATTTAATGACTACCGTGCGCAACGTGCAGATAACCTCGAATATCTGCAACAAATGGTGTTGGAAAATCTAGACGATAGCACCGAACAAATGCCGTTGATTGAAATGTGGAAAAAATCGGTGGCAAATCCTGCTATCCGTTTCCAGGAAACCATGAACCGCTTGCGTGGTATTGATGAATGGGCGATAGAAAATTCGTTTGTGTCACTCTTTCTTACGCTGACTGCTCCATCCTCTTTCCACGCGACACATGAAACAGGTAAAAACAATAAAAAATGGCAAGGCGCAAGCCCTCGTGATACGCAACGTTACTTAAATAAAGTGTGGGCGCAGTTGCGTGCACAGTTTGCCAAACGTGGAATCGGTTTTTTTGGCTTTCGTGGCGTTGAACCGCATCACGATGGCACACCGCATTGGCACTTGCTGATGTATGTAAAACCTGAACATAAAGATGACGTTATTCATCTATTCCGCAAGAAAGCATTGGAATTAGATGGCGATGAATTCGGAGCGAAAAAATACCGTTTCAAAGTAGAAGAAATTGACCCAACCAAAGGTTCTGCCATTGGCTATGTGGCGAAATACATCGCCAAGAATATCTATGCAGGTAAGCAAGGCAAAGAAATGTCCGATGAAGTAGAAAATCTGACATTACTTGAAAACGTACAACGTGTCAGTGCGTGGGCAAATCTTTGGGGCATTCGTCAATTCCAGTTTTACGGTACACCGTCAATTTCGACTTGGCGTGAACTTCGCAAAATTGATGATGCCATGGCAGCAACTGCGGACGATGAAGTATTGGATATTGGTCGTACCGTGGCTGATGTGAGTTGCTTTGGTAGTTATTTAAAAGTGCAAGGTGGCGCAATGACAAAACGTTGTGATCAACCAATTTGTATTGAGTATGAAGAATGCGAACCGAATAAATACGGGGAGATTCGCAAGAAAATTGTGGGGGTAAAAAACAGATTCACAGAAAAGAAAATCATCACCAAATTAAAAAACTGGGTGATTAAATCAGCGAAAAGTGCGTTGGGTTCCACCGCACTTAATTCGGAGTCCACCGAAACAAACAAGGCGCATCGCGCCGCTTGGACTTGTGTCAATAACTGTAACCGCTCAAAAATTGAACAGCAAGTTAATTTATTGATGTTGCCTATTGGTTCGCCATTAAAACCGTCACAAATTGACCTTTTAATGCGCCATGGACGGTTACGGCTTAATGACTATCGGTGGATTTGTTGCGAAAACGATGAAGTTTTCATAAAAGAAGAAAAAATCCCGTTGGCTCAAGCCTTTGGTTGGGGCGAGAGCTTGGGGGATTTTAGGGTAAATTGATTAAAAGTGAGGTTAAAAATGAGAAAAATTGTTCAAATTGCTGTGTCTGAAGCTATGACTTATGACAAAAACTGCGATGATTTACAACAATCAGAAACAATTTTTGCGCTGTGCAATGACGGAACATTATGGCGTAGATGGTTAAACGATGTTGGTTCTCTTAGTAATGAACCTAAATGGGTAAAGATCGAAAATGTTCCGCAGGATTAAGGAAAATACCATGATCAATATTCAGTTAATTGATGGTAAGCGATATGTGGTGCTGGAGTGTGAATTTGCTAGAGAATGGCGAGTTGGGAGAGAAAGTAAAACAACCGTGACTTATAGCGAAGCAGAAGAAATCGCAGACCATTACAGAAAATATTTAAAAATTCCACCTGAGCGAGTCCTAATTGTGGAAGTACCTAATGTGATTGAACATAGAGATTGAAAGGAAAGAAAAATGGCAGGTTTACAACAACTTATTAAAAACATTGAACAATGGGCAGAAGAATTCTAGAAAATGAAGAGGAAAAATAAAATGAATAAATACTTTTCAATGGATATTGAAGAATATCCAGCAGAAATCAAATTTCATTCAACGTTAGAAGAGGCTAGAGCTGCATGTTTAAGTTCAGCTTTAGTTACATTTGATTTCGCTTGCGAGGACGGCTCTTTTGATGAAACCGCCGCGGAGTTTCATAATGCTGTTTATGGGATTGTTTTGGGAAAGGCAGAAATAAAACAAAGACCAACAACAAAAGAAGAAAAAGAACATATGATTGATTGCAATACAGGTAAACCATTTGAAATGATGGTTGAATCACCTGAAATTATTGAATATGACAATGGAGAATAAAAATGAAAGAGTTAATAAAAAATATTGTGAAGGAGGAAGACATTGTTGGAAAACAACAATAAATCCAACCGCACTTTAACTATTCAGGAGGTCGCCGACCTCCTGAATTTAAGTTATAGCACAGTTTTCGCCCATCGTCTTAAATGGGGATTCTTTCAAATGGAAGGTTCAAGGGCATGGCGAGTTTTTAGGGAAGATCTTGACCGTTGTAGAAAAAGAAAAAATAATGTCATCCGATTGGTTGGATTGACTGATATAAAAAATGGAGGAAAGAATAAATGTCAATCTACAAGAGAGGAAGTACATATTGGCTCGATATTACAACACCGAGTGGCGAACGAATTAGACGAAGCGCTGGGACTGAAGTAAAGAAAAAGGCACAAGAATTACACGATAAGATCAAAGCAGAATTATGGGATATGGCGCACCTTAACAAGAAACCGCCTAAACTCTTTGAAGAAGCCTTGTTATTATTTGTGGAAGATGCCAAGTTGAAAAAGGATTTTGATACTAACCGCAGACACGCCATTTATTGGCGTGCTGTTTTTGGTGGTTGGAAATTGAGTGATATTACAGGCGAAGATATTATGACCAATTTGCCGACATATTCAACCACTCATAAAAAACCATTGTCGCCATCGACAAAAAACCGCTATCGTACGTCCATTTTGCGGGTGCTTTCACTGGCTTATAAAAATGGTTGGATTGATAGAATCCCTTATGTGAAAAAATTCGTTGAGCCAAAAGTCCGCGTGCGTTGGATTACAAAAGAGCAAGCCACAACACTGATTTCAAATTTGAATTTAGCGTGGATGAAAAATGTTTGTTCTTTTGCTTTATTCACTGGCGCGCGTATGACAGAGATTTTATCAATGACATGGGATAAAGTGGACTTTGAACGTAGCATTGCGATTGTTTCAAATGATGTAGCAAAATCAGGTAAAGCAAGAGCACTGCCATTGAATAAGACAGCTTTGGATTTATTGCAAAAATTACACCAAACTCGTCGCAATGAATTTGTTTTTCATCGTGGTACAGATAAACAAATTGGGCGTATTGATTGGCATGATTTCCATCAAGCATTAGAAAAAAGCAATATTCATAATTTTCGCTTTCACGATTTGCGCCATACTTGGGCGAGTTGGCATGTTCAGGCAGGCACGCCGCTTTATACGTTAAAAGAGATGGGCGGTTGGGAAACATTAGAAATGGTAAAGAAATATGCTCATTTAAATGCAGATCACATGATAGAGTTTGCGAACAATGTCACGTTTACGCCACACGAAGATGATGATTTCTCACAAGAAAATTTTTATAATGTAGTAAATTATTGAAAATGAAATGCTTTTTAATGGCAGGGGCGGAGAGGCTCGAACTCCCAACACCCGGTTTTGGAGTTATGCAAACTGTGAATAGTT